AGGCGGCGTATGCGCTCGTCGAGATGTGCGATCAGGCGTGGCGCGTGAATCGGGATCGCGAGAAGGCGCCGAAGCCGAAGCGTGCCGAGCGCGAACGCTACGTGCCGCCTGTTTACGATGGGCCGCGCTACACGATCGACGAGTGGATCGAACGCTTCGGTCGGCCTGGCGGCGGCGGACCCGACATCAACGGTCGGTATCGCGGCTTCTTCGATACGGAGCCGTGCTTCCTCGGGGAGTAGTGCGCTAGTCTCCGCATCGGAGAAGCGGGTCCGAGGCGCGTCGAGTCAGGCGGCAACCTGACCGGCGCGCCTCACTTCGTTCTGCGGGTCATGTCGATATCTCGTCCGATAATGGACATGACGATCCGCCGCCAGATATCCGGATATCTAAAGCCAGACGAGGTACTCGGCTGTCACTCGTCCCCGCTCAGGGTCGACGAAGTGAAGCCGCTGCGCCGGCAGGGATGCGGCGGCGACGAACTCCTTGGCAAAGGCCGAGTCGGAGACCAGGCTCGGCGTCACGAAGATCCGGCCGCCGTTGTTCATCGCGAGCTGCATCGGCGTGTGAAAGTGGCCGAGGTAAGCATCGCGGAACTCGGGCATGACGCCCGATGCCCATGCGAGGTGCTTCTTCAGGATGCCGTACGCGGGGATGTTGCCGCCGAAGGATCGGATCGTATCCCCGTGATGCGCGAGTGCGCGGTACGCGCCGACCTCGACGATGCTGTACCAGGACTCGCACGGATGCCACGAGAGGCGCTCTTGCGCGTCGAGGCGTTCGCCGATGATGCGGCCGACGATGCGATCCCAGTTCGTATCCGACTCGTAGTCGAGACTCTGCCGGCCCTTGCCGCGCCCGACGCGACCATGATTGCCCGGCGTCAGATAGACCTCGACGGTGGCGAACTCCTGGAGCAGCGTCAAGATGGCGGATTCGATGATCCGTGCCGCGTCGAACAGCTGCTCAAACGTCGACGCATCGACGGCCCATGCCTGGTGCGGGAACTGTCCCGTCTGCTCGATCAGGTCGCCGCCGAGGATGACGACGCAATGATCGACGTCGTGATCCTTCCGCTGGATGTTCGTCAGGTGAATCGTCTTCGCGATCGTAATCGCCACGCGCGCCTCGGCGACGGCTGAGTCGAAGGACGAGGTGACGGCGCCGATATGCGTATCGGTCAGGTGCAGGAGCGCCACCTCGGGACTCCCCTTCGATGCTCGCGGCTTCGGCGGCTTCACCGGCTTCGCCACCCCGGCGATCGTGGAAGCGTCCCGAGCGCCCTGATAGACGGCCTGGACGAGGTCCTCCGTCCGTGCCTGCGCCGCCTTCACTTGCCGCTGGACGCGGACGAGAGTCGCCTCGAGGTCGGCGATGCGCTGCTCCGCATTGATATCGTCGCGGAGCGTCACGAGCACCGCTGCCGATGCTTGCGGACCTGCTTGCCGTCCGGATGAACCGGATAGCCGCGATCATTCAGGACGCGCGCGATCGCCGCACCCGTGATCGTCTGATCTGCGAGGCACTCCTCGAGGTCGGCACGATCAGCGGGCGCGAGCTGGTCGAGTGCGGCGCAGACAACGCACACGCTCGTGGCGCGCGTCCCGGCCGCGATGATGTCGTCCTTCAGGCTCATACGCTTACCCTCCTGTCCCCCATAGGGTACGGGACGATTCGTCAGGAGAACCGAATGATCGCGTGCGGCGGCTTCGCCTCGCGCTGGCGGCGCCACAGGCCCGCACCGTCGGATTGGCTGCCCGCGTTCGTCCTCGAGGTGTTGCCTTCGATCGTCGGAGCGATGTCCGTCGTCAGGCTCGGACGACTCAGCACGAAGCCGATATGGTCGTGATGCGCGTCATCGTCGATCTGGAATGCGATCGCGTCACCATTGCGCGCCGTGTACCAGGGGACGATGCTCATTCCGTACTTGCGAGCCTTGGCAGCGTCAACCCAGCCCGGCACCCACGCCTCGGGCTCGTTCTTCACGAAAGAGCGCCAATGCTGCCAGCCCGCCGAGCGGAGCGCCCACGAGACAGTCGCGGCGCACCACGGCCAATCACCCTCGCCGAGCTCGCTTCCGAGACGCTGGATCTGCTGAACGTACGGACCGATGTTATTGCCAAACACCTCGAGCGGTCCCTCGACGATCCGCATCGCCCACGTCGCACGCTGCACCATAGTGCCCGGCAAGTAGGGGCCGATCTTGACGAGCGTCTCCGGCGTGAGATCACCCGTCATCTTGATGCGGTTCTTCCGCTGGACGCGCTTGCAGAGTTCGCGCGCCGGACCACCATACCCGTCCGACAGATTGAAACCGGGCGGGATCTGGATCTTGTGCGCCTCGGCGTACCGCTTCAGCGCGTGCTTGCCAGCCTGACGGTGCGTCACGAGCGGCGCGGATCGGTGACGAGGTAGCCGGCGATGGCGACGAGGATCGTCGTGACGGCGCCCTGGACCTCGAGCGGCACGTTGACGCCGGCGGCGGACGCGACCCAGACGATGATCGTGACGAGAGCGGCGGCGATCGTCGCGGCCGTAACCTTCGGGGAAATGCTCATGCTCCTGTCCCTCCTGGACTAGATGACGTGAGTAACGATAGCGGTCGTGACACCCGTCGCGCACGAGATCGCCGCGATCAGGAGTGCGATCGTGCCGCGCGTCATGCTCGCCGCCCGATCCTGACCCTTCCGCATCGCCTCAAGCTCCTCCAACTTCGCGAGACGCGCCTCGATCCTGTCGAGGCTACGGAAGATGCGTTCGATCTCGGCGTCGCTCATATGTTATTTCGGCTGCTCGGGCCAATCGAACGGCGCGGTCGGATCGGAGACTGTCTCTGGCAGGTCGCGAAGCGCCTGGCGATACTTCTCCCACGCTTTAGCATCTACAGGAGCGCCGGGAATCTGCGTCCAATCCGAAACGGACAGAAGCGCGTTTCGCCTCGCGCGAATCGGCTCCCATGCGAGCTTATCTCGCACGCTCGGCCATGCTTTCTCAATCTCGGCCAGCGTCGGCTTCGGATCATCCGAATGCCAATCCAGACCATCATAGTCATCGCCAGACAGTACCCATTCCGAAGCGGGACGAATCTCGCCGAGGATCGCGGCGATATCCATTAGACCGGAACCTCGATCAGCGTGACTGTGCTGGTCGCGTCGAAGGTTTCATCAAACGATCGACGATTGATATATCCCGTGCCCGATCCGCTCGTCCGCTTCCATTGAATAGCGTACGTCGTCGATGAAGCTGTAGCGGGAGAATCCAAATAGGAAAGCGAGAGATGACGCTCGCCGAAGGTCATATTGGCATCCGCGGTTTCGATATCGGCGACGTACCATGCCATCGCTCCATCATCAGAGTTTCCGACTGCCGTAGCTCCACGGAGAATCTGAAATGCAAACGATCCGCTGCGCGCACTACATCCGATCGTTAGCGTGGCAAGAACTAGAACTTTGCTTGACGCTGAACTCGGAGTGATCGCCGCGCTCAGTCCAGAAATGGTGGCATATGTCGCCGACGTGGTCGATGACTTCGTCGAGGTATTGGAGCTCTGAACATTGATCTGAGCTGCGCGAGTCGCGGCAAAGTTATCTCGCACCTGCTCATTCCAGAATGCGGCGGTGAGAACGCTGCCAGCCGTAGCGGTTCCGGGCGTAGTCCAAGCCATAGCGTTATTCTACCTTTCTCACAGGCCGAACGGGGAGCCGACGGCACTCCCGCCGGCGAGGACACTAAACGGGTACGCGGCAACGACGGCCGTGCCGCTCGACACGGTGCCGCCAGCGAAGACGAACGCGGCCGTTTCCGTTGAGGCGAGCATGAAATCGACCTTGTGCCGATCGACGCCGATTGCGTGCCGAATGCCGATGATCTGCACATCCTTCGTGATCCGCGTCCCGATATTGGATGGGCGGAACTCGAGTTGCACGATGTCGGACAGTTCGATCCCGAGGACGCGCGCCTGGTCCGCCGTGCCGAGCGCGGCCAACTCGACGCTGAACGACTCGAAGCGCAGATCCGGCTCGCCATACTTCGCGACGAGATAGTCTGCGAGCGCCTGAGCGTCAGCCGTGCCGCCCGACCCCGTCCGAATCAACAGGCCCGACAGGTCGAGGGATTGGATGCCGTACTCATTCTGCGAATCCTGATTGACCGCGACTTGCGGATCGACGCCGAGCGGCGTGATCGTCACGCGGTTATAGAGGAGTTCCGTGCCGTAACTGATCTGAATGTCTTGGAATGGGATCGCCGTGCCGCCGGCATCGGAGAAGACGACAGTCCCGACGGCGGCGGCAGAGTTCCGATCCTGGAATGTGACCTTATTGTCTTTCGACATGAAGAGCAGGCCGGGCTCGGACGAGGCGACGAGCTGCATATATTCGAGGACGTCGCGTCCCTGATCGACGACGTCGGCCTGGAGTGTTTGCACGCCCGTGTCGAGATTCCTGAGCGTCGTCGGCCAATCCACCTCGGACCGGTCTAGGACCGCGGCGAGACGCGCGCCTGTCGTCTGACTCGTCGCCGTATGCGCGGCGAGCTGCTGACCGCCGAACAGGATAAAGCCATCGACGCACGAGGCGTTCGCGTCACTCTGACCCCGCACGTCATAGTCGACATTCCAATCCTCAACGAGGCCCGTGAACTGCACCGCCGTCGAGCCGGAAATGACGCTCGACACCTTCACCGCTCGGCGAGGCTTCACGTCCGGATAGTACGGCGACGACGTGTAGAACGGATCGAACGCGCGATCCTGATTCGTGAAGGTGATGTTCGCGCCGCCGGCGACGAAACGATCCAGCTCGCGCGACAGACCACGATTGATCGTGACACTCTTCACGCGGCTCGTCAGATCGTAGAGGAGAGTGCCGCCGAAGCGGTACTCGTCACCCTGGCCGTTCGGCCCGAAGAGGCTCTGCAGATTATCCTCCACGACACTACTCGAGCCGAACGTGAAGAATGGGCCGCCCGCTGCGGACAGGTCAAAGCCGATCTCTACCTTGATCGTCGGCGTCGGCACTAGCCGCTCCTGAGCGTGCGGATCTTATTGAACGTCGTCGCGCCCGTAGCCGTGTCCGTCCGACCCGTCGCATTCGCAGCCGTCGTCACGAGCGGCCCCTGGAAGACGGCACCATTCCGCTTCTCGTACCGCTTGATCGAGTTCACGATGACCTGCGAGAGCTCGTCAGGATTCGTCCCGAGGCCCGCATGGACCGTCAGGTAGATGTTCTGCGTCGAGCCGCCGCCACCGCCAATAGCGTCACGCAGGATCCGCATCGCCGACCCGGACTCCAACGGGATCACGGCCTCCTTACCAGCCTCACCCGCAACAAACGTCGGCTGCTTCAGGATGCCGCCGAGGGCGAGGCCCGTCGGACGCTGCGGCTTCGGATTGTTGTTCTTGTAGCGGATGATCGCGGCCGTGATCGCGTTCTTCTCAGCGACGGTCAACTTCTTCCCACCATCGCTGTCTTCCTTCTGGAACTGCTTCTCCAGCCGATCCACGATGTTGTCGAGTCCGTCCTGCCACTTCTTCAGGCGTTCACGGTACTCGGTCATCCGAACATCGGACACGGGTCCACCCGTCGGGACGGCGAGCGCGGGGGCGCCAGCCACGCCGGCGATGTCCTTCGCCGTCGCGATGACCGTACCAATCTCACGCTCAAACGCAGCCGCGAAAGCCGTGCCGAGTTCGGTACCGAAATCCGCTCCAATGATTCCACGCAGTTCCGTCTCAAACTGCGTCGCGCTCTTCAGGCCCTTATTGAACTCCTCAATCAGAGAATCGATGCTGCGCTGCCGATTCGTGATCTCGTCCTCGAGGGCGCGATCGCGGAGCGTCTTCTCCTTATTCAGATAGAACTCGGCGAGCGCAAGCTTGTCCTCCTCGGTCGCCTCTGTCGCCTCGGCGGCTTCCTTCAGGCGAGCCTCTTCGATCTCGAATCGCTTGTCCTCGATCCTGCGCTCCTCGGTGAGAATCGCGGCGGGAGTCGAACCACCAGGACGAGTGAACGTGGCGCCGAGGATCGTTGCGAGCGTACCGCTGAGCGCAGCACCCCCGCTGGCGAGACTCTGCCGCGCTGCCTGAATAGCCTCGAGGACGTTCTTACTGAGTCGCGTCTTGAACTTATTCTTGCGGCTTTCCTTCTCTGCACCATCATCGAAAGCGGCGCGAGCCTTCTCGCCTAGAACTCGTGCGGGCGTCAGAAGGAGTTTGCCAACCTCGTCGAGTGCTCCCTTCAAGGCGTTGAACAGACGCGGGACAAACTCGGAGGTGAAGCCGGTGACGAAAGAGTTCAGGAGCGTCGTGCCGGTGACGCGGAACCAGAACTGTCCGATCTCGCCGATCTTATTCGCTACATCCTGAATGGCGCGACCAGATCGTGCGCGGCCTTCGCTTGAGAACGAATCGATGAGGAATGTCGCGAAGCGCCTGCCTGCCCTACCGCCAGCCTCGCGAGCGCGCCGCTCAAGATCCGTGAAGAAGGCATCGAACTGCTGGCGCCCGCTCGGCGTGATGATGACACGCGCCGGTAGTTCTGTCCGCTGCGTCGTCGTCCACCAGGTGATGAGATTCCGATACGCATTGCCAGCCGCATCGACGATGCCGCCGACGATGATCTCGGCCTTCGCCTTCAGCGTCGGCGCACCCGTGAACCGATTGAGAAACTCCACAAGTTTCGTCGCCGCCGTCGCCAGCCCTGGCAGGAACGTCGCGGCCAGCTCGCCCGCCAGATTATTGAACGTCTGCTTCAGGATGTTCAACTGGCCCGGCAGCGTCTTCCCGGCCGCCTCGGCGCTCCCGCCGAACTGCGTCGTCAACTCGCCGAGGATGATCTTCTGCGCGTCGAGGACGCGACCCGACTCAACGAACGCCTCAATCTGATCCTTCTGGCCCTTCGTCAGCTGCACGCCCGCACGACTCAGCGCCGTCGCGCCCTTCACGGGATCATTCAGCGCCTTGCCGACGAGGATCGCGGACGAGTTCAAATCCTTCCCCATCGCGACGCTCAGATCGAGCATCGCGACAGTAGCCTGATCAAAGATGTCGTTACCCTTGCCCGTCTCGTTCCGGATCTTCGTGAACGTGAGGAGGAGGTTCTGACCACTCGCGATCGCCTCATCATCGACGCCGCTCTTCTTCATCAGCGCCGTCGACAGGCTCCCGATCTGCTTCGCCGTGACATTCGCAATGCCACCCGTCGACTTCAACACAGCACCTGTCTGCGCGGCGACCTTCTGCTGCTCCATGAACTCGGCCGTGCCGACCTGGAGCGTCTTCACGACAGCGCCCATAGCCGCCGCGCCCGCCGCGATGGCGGCGATCCTGCCAAACTTACGAAGGCCAGACTGAGCCTGAGTGATCCCTCGCGTCAGACCACTCGTGTCGACGCCGATAGGGACGATGATTGCCATACGAATAGTCTACCGTCTGCGTACTAGCGTCCGAATGCGCGACGCTGCGCGGCTCGGAGACGACTGCCGCTATAGCCCCTGAGTTTCAGCTCCGCGTTGATGACCTCCTCCATATCGAAAACGCTCTGCTGGACGTGCTTGACGACGACGGGCATATTCTTCTCGGCCGCCGGCCACAGAGCGCGCATAGCCTGACCGAATCCGGCACTCTGCAAACCGCGGTCGATCGGATTCCCCGGCCGCGCCTTACCGGCGTAATCGAAAATCTCGCCGCTCGCGCTGCCCTGGACGACACGGATCACAACGCGCTTACCCCTAAAGCCCTTCACGCCGCCGCGGCGGATCTGTGTACGGATGCCGCGCTGCGCGTCACCCTTCCATCGCGGGAAACGCGACTCGCCACCGCCGCGCTCAATGCCCGTACCCGTCTGCAACTTCCACCCGGAGAGCGGCGTCTGCTTCGGCGTCGCCTTCTTCGCATCATCCACGAGCGGCTGGATATCCCGGCGAATGCGCTTACGCTGCTGCTTGTCAAGCTCGGGATCCATCTGACGGAGCGTGCCTAGCGTCTCATTCAGACCGATGATCTGCGTGCGAGCCACTACTCAGCCCGTCCGTGGATCGCGCGCCATCTCAAGTATCCGAGCATCGTCCATAGCATACGCTCGGATTCCTGAAGGAGCAGACTCGGCGCGATGCCCGTCTCGCAGGCAAGGCCCGCGATCATCCAATGGGAGCTGGATTCTCCGAGGGCTCTAAAGGGGACTCGGGCTCGCCCTCGATATCGTCGAGCGTCGCCACCCAATCCATGAACTCAAGCGTCGTCTTGCCCTGCCGCTTCACGGCGTGCCACGCGAGCCAGACGAAATCGCGCGCGAAGATGTCACCACCGGACAGCGCCGTCGACGGCTTCTGGAAGTGCTCCTCCCACGCGATCACGTCGACGAGCTCGGCCGTGATCGTCTCGGCCGTGCCGCCCTTCGGCTTGATCTTGAACTGAACCTGCATCCTGCTCCCTCCGTTGCCGCTAGCGCGGCGTCAGGTTACGCGGTGGCCTTCGTCACGGTGCCCGAGATGGGCCACGTCACGTCGGCGGTGTTGAGCTCGCCGACCGCGCCGTTCACGGGAGTCCACTCGGTGACGAGCGCCTGCATCGTGTACGACGGATTCGCCGTGCCGACGGCGGTGCCGTTCGGCTTCACGATGATCTGAGCGGTCGAGCCGATCAGCGGGTAGACGAGGCCCTCGATGGCGCTGTAGTCGTTGTGCATCGACAGCGTCACGGAGTTGTCCTGGAGACCGCCGACGCGGGTGACGGCGCCCTGGCCGAACGCGGTCGTCTCGACCTCGGCAGCGGTCACGTTGATCGTGACGGCGGCGATGTTCGTGGAGCAGTCCGTTCCGTTGATCGTGATCTTGGAATCGGTGAGGACGAGCTTGGCCAATGTGATCGTCCTCCTTTAGGACGTCG